AGGTAAAGATTATGAGGATATGACTGAGCTTGGACAGAAGGCTAAAAGTATGGCTCAGAAGGTCATAGATACCGGATTTTTAGCGATTGATGGGTATTATGGGTCGGAGGTAACCCTTTACTATCCTGGCCTTTACGCGGGCTCCACGGACCTTGTATGTAGTTTTAATGGAAGAGAGTCTATTGTAGACTTTAAGCAATCGAATCGTCCAAAACGGGTCGAATGGGTCCAGGATTACTTCTTGCAAGGTGCTATGTATGTGATGGCACATAACTATGTTTATAAATCTAAAGTGGAACAGTTTGTAATCATGATGTGCACGCCGGATTTATACTATCAACAGTTTGAGATCGGTGGGTTTGAGTTGAAGAAGTATCAACATAAGGCCTTGGAGAGAATCAATGAGTATTATGAGTTGGTTAATGGAGCAGGGACCACGGTTCAGGTGACCGCAGAAGAATTTATTAAAGGGAAAATCAAGACGTAAATGTGGCAAGAATGTGGCAGAATTGTGTCAAGAAATGCCGACACCCAAGGTGTCGGGAAGGGGTCGGCAAGGTGTCGGTAGTGTCGGTAAATGCCGTCCATTTTGGGTTTTTTGACTGTTTTTCAACCTATGGTACATGTGCATTTTTGACCGCGATATCGCGGCGACACCTTGCCGACACCCAAAGTGTCGGTAAAAAAAGTGAGCAATACCAATGGTTATAAGCTCATATTAGGGGTATTTTGACCATGCCGACACCTTTTCATGGATTTTTTATTTTAAGCGCACTATAATAGAAATTCCTTTTTAGGTATCGGTAAGTTCAAATGTGGCAAGATTATGGCAAAAAGAAGAAAAAAATCAAAATACAAACATGCCGTCATTGGTAATAAAAAATACTATTTTTATAAAATAATGTGGATCGATCCGTGCGGTGACAGCGGGCATGCAGATATAGATGAGATGAAAAAGTTATTACCAGCTGTAATGGTGACACAAGCTTATATCTTTGAAAAAGATAAAAAACATGTGTGGACATTTGCTTCTTATGATTCTGAATCAGCAGTATTTTCTGATAGAAATGTGTTTCCAAAATGTATAATATCTAAAATGGAAAAGATAAAAATATGAATTGTTGGCATTGTCAGACAGAATTAATTTGGGGTGGTGATCACGATATAGAAGACGAAGACGAGTTTTACAGTATGGTTACCAATTTAAGTTGTCCTAATTGTCAAGCGGCAGTTGATGTTTATCTACCTAAACAAGAGGAAGACTTATGAAAAGAGAAAAAGGCAAAAGATACGACGGTAGAACAAGACCACCAAGCGAAGCCTACAAAAACGGTTGGAACGAAATATTTCTTAATAAGGTTTTAAAACAAGAAGTTGATATTAATGGTACAGGCACACATAAGTACAGAATAAAACATGGGCCTAATAAAAATAAAGTTGTTTAATCTATTGTAGTTTTTTAGTTTCAGGAGTGACGTTTATAATTTCTGAATAGTCTTCTTCAATCTTTTTAATGTTAGCTTCTAATTCTTCAATAGACATTTCTTCTAACTTACCTGTTTTAATTATCTTCCTATCAATATATAATCCGGCCGCTTTACCCCTATTTGTTTCAGCATTTACAGCTGATGAGAATGAACCTTTTTTAAGTGCTTGTTCTTTAATTCGATCTAATTCTGCAATGTGTTTTTCATAAGTGACTTCGTGTTTTCTAAGTCTTTCTTGTTTTAATTTGTCTATATACTGAACAACAAGCGGAGATACTCTTGGGTTCATAAGTTCTGATCCCTCACTTCTAGCTCTCTTCTCACTATAACCTGCTTTAATCGCAGCTTCTGTTTGAGACATATACCCATCAGGCCCACCAAATACGATGAGTTCTGCAAATCTTTTCTGCATTTCTGTTAGTCTTTTAGGTCTACCCATACTTGACAATTTAAGGGAACAATCCTATTATGTCAAGGAGTATAAAGAAATATGTACGTTAAACACTTACAAGAATATTTAGATAAATTTACTAATGGACGTAAAGGTAATGCTGTGTCTAATGCTAAAATATTTATTCACGTCAATGGTTATCTTGAAGAGATAAAAAGAATTGAAGTGCAAGAACATGCCATAGGCACGCCTGGGGCTGAGTCTATTAGAGTTGTACTTAAGCCGAACAAAGAAGAAAGATTAATTTTACCACCTGGATATATCAAAGACTACTAGTCGCTTGCGCTTGTCCGTTTCGCCTGTGCGTTTCTAACAAAGTGCTCGCTATTCTCAGCGTTTAAACTATCTGCTTTGCGCTTGTGGTTTTCGCTTGGGCCTTCCCGCTTGTCGCTTGCGCTTGTCCGTTTCATACCAGCTTGTATTTCGGCCGTTCGCTTTGCACCATTCATAATGATTGATTCTTATTTGTGTTTCCCACTTACTTAACTTCATCTTTTGCTAAACTTATTTATAACCCACCCGATTGAACACAATATAACTAATGTCCAAAATGGGATTGTAACTATAAAAAAGGCTATTAAAGTTTCCATTACTTATTTAACACCCACTCGCAATCATCAGTGTATTTAGCGTTAGGATATTTTTCTTTAACTTGTATATCCTTACATTCAAAACAAACATAAGCATTATCAGTTATATTATCACAACCTTGTGTACAATCTTTGTTAGGTTTTACAAAATTTAAATCTATAAGTTTTTCCATAATTTTATTCTTTAATTAATGTAAAATTAACTGTGGCTAGCTCGCTTGAAGGGTGTCCTACTTCTTGCCAATCTAAAGGACAAGTTTTTAACCACTCATATAATTTTTCATAGTTTTTTTCTAACTCATTGTCTATGTCTATTTCTTTTTTATTATTCATCATCATTTTCAATAAACTCCCCGCCATATTCAACTTGCGCGTCATCGCCGTAATCAGTACCTTTAAAAGTAGCTTTGCTATTTTTATCAGAATTCGTTGAGCCTTCTTCCATAGTACACCCTAAAGCTAGCTCTTGTACTTCTGATTTTGTTAATTTTACATCACTTTCAATCTCATAACTTCTAGTGTCCTGTGAATACTCATCGTAAGTATAAAAGTATTTTTTTTTCGTCATATTATCCCTTCTGCTCGCTATCTTTGTTGTATTCGTGAACGTCAATTAGTTCCCATTTATTTTTTTTATCATTTACTTTTAATTCCGCCTCGTGTTCGTCTTTGGCTTCAATAAAAGTTTCAGTTATAACTCTATATATTTTCATATTATCCTTTCTGTTCGTTGATTGGTTGTAAATATTCTTCCTCAATACCCTCACAAAAATCAGAATGATCGCCTGTGTATTCGTATTGCTTGCCGTCTATACTCTCTGCATTTTCATCAACTTTTAAAAATGTTAATGTATGGACTTGTAAAGTATAAGATTTTTGTTTTTTCATATTATCCCTTCTGTTCGCTTGTTTGTTCTTCAATAACTTCTACTTCTAAATCAGTATTATCAAAATCTAATTTAGCTTGTTCTTCTGCTTCATATTCATCGTTAGCTAAAACTGATATTGTTTTTCCTACCGATACTATATATTTTTTCATATTATCCCTTCTGCTCGCTCGCTTGTTGATTTTCTACTTCTAATCTATGTGTGTAGTCGCTTTCAGTATCTGGGTGTACTGTAATAACTAAATTATTATTGTTATGAGATTTTGATTTTTCTATTCTTATCTCATACCCTTTATAGTTAAGCCATAAAACATCATCAACTACTTCTAAATTGTTTAATGTATTTTTCATATTATCCCTTCTGTTCACTTGCGCTTGTTAGTTTTGATAGGACAGACGCTTGCGCTTGCGCCTGTCCCCTCCAGTTCTTTAGCCAAAGATTTAACTTTGAAACGGGATTACTGTATCGCCCTTCTGTATTAAACATCTAATACAAAACCGGTTTTATCATGGCGCGCCTTACCTTTTGCATATAAGCCCGCTATGATATTTTTAGGGTCTTTAAATCTAACGTCCGATTTATCAGCGTCTATGACTTTAAACCCTTTAAATTTTCTAGGTAGTTTTTTAGTTCTAAATACAGCGCTTATATTTCCGCCACGTTTTAGAATATTAAAAGCCTCTTTTTTATTATCCTCATTAAGTGAGTATGTTAAATGATAATTTTTCGGATACTCGCCCTTAGCCCATTTCAACGCGCGCTTATAAATTTTTGTGTAGTCGTAAAATTGTACTTCCGGAAACATCTCAAATAATCCAAAACGTTCCCATGAAACATCACTAGTACCGTTTAAACGTACAGCCGGCTTAAATCCTTTTTTCTCACATCTTAACGCGTGTAATTTAATTTCTTTTTTTAATTGTATTAAAAAGGTTTCCCGCTCTCTCATTAGCCATAATGTTTTATTAATTCGTCCCCGCTGTACCGCTTTCATTTGCCCCCGTCCGGCTGTGTTTAAACATGACGCTTTACAACCCGCGCTAGCCATAGGACACATATTGAACCCACTTGAATTTGCCGGCGCTAAATATAAAATAGCGGTCATAACTTTTAATTTTTGACCTTTTATGGTTTTGGCGTTGTTATCTATATTTAATAATTTCTTAGCTTTATATAATTTCATATTAATCTAAACAATCCTTACAGTATCTTTTATCTATACGGCTCAACCAATCCGGTCTTAGTATATTATTACAAATTTTAGCCTTACAAATTAAGCTAGTTTTTTTCTCTCTTTTGCCTATCTCTAATAATTCTGTAAAGGTTTCGTTTCCTTTTAATTTAATTCCGTTTAATATTGTCATAATAAAAAAGCCCCGCTATTAACGGGGCTATAATTTTAGTTTTGTGTTATTTGTAAAGCGTCTGTTTTATTCCAAATAATCCCTAAAGGTTTAAATATACGCTCTAAAGTTTTAGGCAAGTCGGACGGTAAGCCGGTTTCAAACACTTCATTAATTGCACTTTGTTTATACAATTCAAGTTGCTTAACCTTTTTTCCTTCCGGTGTTTTTTCAGCCTCTTTAATAGCCAAAGTTTCAGCCCATTGTCTAAGCTGTTCTCTACAATCCTCAGGCTTTAAGCCTACGCCGTAATTGTCGGCTGAATATTCTTTAAAAGAATATTTAAGATCATTTTTCATTTCTTTATTTACACCCTTAGTAAAGAAAGTTTTTGCTTTACGCTGTGCCTGTTCTAAGTTTTTAAAGGCTTTCTCTAAGTCTTTAATCACTACATCAGCTTTTATCTTTTTAGCTAATTTATTCTCAGCGCTAGCCGTCAAGTCGGCTACTACTGATTTTCTCATCAATTTAGCCTCGTCTATAATAGGGTCTATTTCAGCCCCTACACGCTGTTTTAAATGTTCCAATTGATACTTAGTCATGTATTTATTTTTGGTCATTTTCGCCTAGCTCCTTTCTTATTTTCTCTATTTTTTTTTTATTGCTTAACACGATATCCATTAACTTATTTGATATTTCAATAAGTGTGGTTATCTTTTGAACCTTAACAAGTCTGTCGTTTGTATTCATTAACTTGTTAACTTCCGTCTTAACAAAGTTTAACATTTTTTTCCTTTTGTTATTTTTTTTGCTTTCATTATCCCTATTTATCCTACAATCTAAGGGTCTGTCAAGTCTATATTTTAAGGTTTTAAATTGTGGCTTTTTTGTGGTACTGTTCCCTTAAAAAATCTATGCAACCTGAGGCAAAATTTTATAAAGAAATAAAGAAAAATATCCCCTCTATTTTATGGAATAGAGTTGAAAATTTAAGTCTTTTAGGGATGCCGGATTTATTGGGGTATAATAAAAAACATTGTTTTTTTACCGTTGAATTGAAAGTCGTAAAAGGCAACAAGATAAAATTTTCCCCTCATCAAATCGCATGGCATAAAACACACCCGCAAAATACTTTTATCATGGCCAAGACCCTTGACCCGTGTTCCTCTAAAACTTCTTCAATATCCCTGTTCCATGGCTCAAGTATCATGGCGCTTGCGCGTTATGGCATGAAAGTTGACGCTTGCGCCTGTGGATTTCCCGCTTGCGCGTCGATGTTTGATGAGGTCGGCCTTACGCTTGAGAATTTTGGCGCTTGAGCCTTGAGCCGTGATTAACGGCTCAAAACCCTCAAGGTAAAAAATGAGGCCAAGTGAAATAGTCGGTTGGTTTCCCACGTTCCCCCTACATACTTGACCCGTGAACCGCCTGTGGATTTGCGCCTCTCGATTGATTACGATCTAGCCACGCGCGTGGGATTATTCAGGTTTCCCCCACTATTATTTTTCCTCGGTTCACGGCTCAAGCCTCACGGCCTAAGCTACTTCTTTAATTTCTTCTAAATAGCTTTCAGCTATTTCAAAAAAATTAACCTCACGAATAGACGCGGTCATCACGTCCGAATAAAAACTCGGTTCTAATAGTGGCGCGTTATTGTGAGCAAGGTCGCTTAATTCTGCTGATAGGTCGTAAGCGTCCTTATGTTTTTTGGCTAGCGTTCTTACAGCGTCATAAGTTGCCTGATCATTATCAAGCCATAACTTATAATTCCATGTTTCGTAATTCGTCCAGCCGTTATATTCTTGTTTAGTCATCTTTTATCCTTTCATTTGCCCCGTTTGAGTTTTAAATAGCGCTACGGGGCTAGAGGGCTAATATAATTCTTATAAACTAATCATTATTAATTAATAGATATAAAATGAATAAAAACCCATAATGAACACAAAGTCCCTTAAAATCCTATTAAAAACCATTAAGATGATTTTTAACGAAAGGAAAAAAATGACACAAGAAACTTGGAACGCTTTTTTAAAAACAATGAACAATGACCCGAACACTATTGTTCTTGATTTAACTAAAAAAGAAAGTACAGAAAAAGAGAAACTTGTAAATAAATTTGATGATTTATTTTATAAGTTAGGGGAGCAGGATATAGATACTCAAAATAAATATTTAAGAGACCTTTTAAGATTAGCACCAGAACAAATCTTAAAAGACTTAATTAAAAAAATGGGGGCGGAAAAATGACAGTATCAAAAAAATGGCAAGAGGGCTTTATTAAGTACGGCTTAAAAAAAGGTTTTATAAAACCACCTCTTGAAAGTGAACAGGAACGAAAAGAGAGAATAAAAAGAGAGGACGCGAATATTCAAAGAATAGACGCGCAAGTTAAACATGGAACTAGAACTTAAAATATTAATAGGCGGTTTAATAATAAGCGGTCTATGGTTCATGATCCAAGAACATAGAGCCGAGCAGAAAAGAAAAGAGCGCCACCAAAAAGATTTGCACGAGAGTTTTAAAGCTAACGTAATCAAGTTTAAAAAATAATAGCCTTACCCCCTCGTAAGTAGTAGCCCCGCGCCGTGAACATCGGCGCGGGGTTTTTTGTTTATGGATCCTAGACGATTTCCGATTTTCGTGCGGGTCGATTTATCGACCCCCCTTTTCGTAAGTATGGATGTTATAATGTATGTATATATCATTGATTTATACAGTTATACCTGCTAAAAAACCTTTTGAAAAAAAACAAGACCCCAAGAAATTTTTTATAAAAAAATATTTGAAACCTAAAAAATTTTTTGCAAATTTTGAAATGAATGGAAATATAGATATAACTAAATTACCTTCTGATGTTAGAAAGGAATATCTAAGATTAAAAGTTAAACACTCTGAAAAACTTATACAAGCAAAAGCTAAAAGTGATTTTATGTCTTTTGTTAAATGTGTATGGCCCGAGTTCATTGAAGGATCGCACCATAGACATATAGCAAAGAAGTTTAATGAATTAGCAAACGGTAAGATAAATCGTTTGATTATTAATATGCCACCCAGACATACGAAGTCAGAGTTTGCATCTTACTTGTTACCAGCGTGGATGGTGGGCCGTGATCCAAAGCTCAAGATTATTCAAGCCACGCACACTGGAGAACTCGCCGTTAGGTTTGGACGTAAAGCCAAGAACCTCATCGACTCGGAACGATATCAAAAAGTTTTTAGAACAAAATTACAAGAAGATTCAAAAGCGGCAGGACGTTGGGAAACTTCTGATGGTGGAGAATATTTCGCGGCCGGTGTTGGCGGAGCGATTACCGGACGGGGCGCGGATCTTTTAATTATTGATGACCCACATTCAGAGCAAGACGCTCAAAGTAAAATTGCCTTAGACTCAGCTTACGAGTGGTATACTTCAGGACCACGACAAAGACTTCAACCAGGTGGTAAAATTGTTTTAGTTATGACAAGGTGGAGTAAAAAAGATTTAACAGGATTATTATTAGCGAATCAAAAAGAATTAAAATCTGACCAGTGGCACGTGATCCAGTTTCCAGCAATCATGGACCACGGATCAGAGAAAGCTAAACCCGTTTGGCCAGAGTATTGGAAGTTAGATGAGTTGGAAAAAGTACAAGCCACATTACCTGTTGCCAAATGGAATGCGCAGTGGATGCAGAACCCAACTAGTGAGGAAGGCGCTTTACTTAAACGTGAGTGGTGGAGAATTTGGAAACATGATTACATTCCACAAATTCATCATGTCATACAATCTTACGATACGGCTTTTATGAAAAAACAAACGGCCGACTATTCGGCTATTACAACCTGGGGAGTTTTTTACCCGGACCAAGATTCAGGGGCCAATCTTCTACTCCTTGATGCGATTAAAGGACGGTATGAGTTTCCTGAGTTAAGACGTTTAGCTTTAGAGCAGTATAAGTATTGGCAACCTGAAACGGTGATTGTAGAGGCGAAAGCTTCAGGATTGCCTTTAACCTATGAATTAAGAAAGATGGATATTCCAGTTGTTAACTTTACACCGAGCAAAGGAAATGATAAGCATGTGAGAGTAAATGCATGTGCACCTCTTTTTGAGTCTGGAATGATCTGGGCTCCTGAACAAAAATTCTCAGAAGAAGTAATTGAAGAATGTGCTGCATTTCCTTATGGCGACCATGATGACTTGGTGGACTCAACAACACAAGCTATTATGAGATTTAGACAAGGGGGTCTTGTTCAACACCCTGAAGATTATGTTGATGAACAGAATACGGTTAAACGAAAACGGATTTACTATTGAAAAAACTAACTAGAACCATACCACCTAAATCAGGGCCCACGCCTCAGGGCTTGAATATTCCTTTAAAACAAGTTAGAACGGTAAGATTGGAGAAAACAAATAATGGCAGACATAGACAAGTCACTTCCGAAC